GACGATGACCACGACCGCATACCTGATCCTGGCCGGCATCGGCGGCTATGCCGCGCTGCTCATCGGCATCCTGCTGTTCTTCCGCGGGTCGCACTGCTGGGACGACGACGACCTGCGGCAGGAGAGCATGGCCTCGGGCTGGGCTCCGTCGCATGAGGGAGGAAAGGGCTCGCTCATGGCGCTCCGGCAAAGCACGCACCCCGATTCATCGCGCTGACGGCGCCTCCCAGGAGCCCCTGACCATGATGACCTTCACTTTCGCCCCCTCCGCCCGGTTCGACGACCAACCCGCGCCGTTCCCGTTCCACACCCATCGCGAAATGCTGGCGCACCCGAACGTGGTCCGCTGGGCGAAGCTGCCGAATTTCGCGCGCTTCGACATCGCGGACTTCCGCGTCGCGGCGATCTTCATCGAGCAGCAGGGCGGCGGCCAGGTCCTCGCCACGCACGAAGACGTCGGCAGTTTCGCGGCGCAGGGCTGATGATCGACGGCCCCGGCATCGCCGAGCAGTACAGCGACGCCATCGCCGCCGGGATGGCGCGCGACGTCGTGGGCGCGGTCGCGTTCGCCGGCCGCGAGGAGGTGATCGGCTACCTGCTGTGGCGGGTGCTGCACGGCGGCGACATCGCGGCCATTCCGGCCCTGCGCGACGAGCTGCTGGGCGCGGTCACGGCGCGCATGCGCAAACGAAACTGGCGCGATGACGAGCAGTCGGACGCGCCGCAGATCACCGACCGGGTGCTGCGCTGGTACCTGATCCACGTCTGCCCGGCCTGCCAGGGCCGGCGCTACCTGCCGGTGCCGGGCGTCGATCGCGTGCTGTCGGACCATCCCTGCCCGGCCTGCCACGGCAACGGGCGGCTGGCGATCGAGCGCGCGGTGCCCGCCAACCGGGTCGGCCGGGCGAAGGAGATCGCCGGAATCCTGGACGTCGCGGACTCGCGCATGCTCGACCAAGTGTGGCGAGCGAGGAGAGCGTGATGCTGTTGCACCCGCTGCGCGCCTGGGCTATATTCGCCGCGTCGCGCAATCGAGCCGCCCGAGGTACACGTAGGGCGCCTGCATGCGGACATGCGACCGGCGGGACGCCGCTCGCCCATCAGAATTCCCTGTCTCCCCCACCCTCCTCATCAGGTGGATTCGCCCATCAGTCGATGGGCTTTTCTCATTCGGCAGGTCGAGCATGAGCACGACCAAGTCCAAGGGCAAGAACCCGCCCCGGCCGCCCGGCACGCCGTGGGCCGAGACCTACCCGAGCCGGCGGCGCGTGCGCACCACCCGGCAGGCTGGGCTGAGCGACATGCGGCGCGCATTCGTGGGCGAGTACCTGCGCACGCTGAACGCCAGCAAGGCGGCTGTGGCGGCCGGCTATTCCGCGCGCAGCGCGGTGAAGAAGGGCTCCGATCTGCTGCGCACGCCCGCGGTGGCCGCGGCGATCGAGGCGGCGATGGCAGCCCGGGCCCAGCGGGTGCAGATCGACGCTGACGAGGTGCTGCGCATGTGGGTGGACGTCGCCCGCGCCGACCCCAACGGCCTGGTGGAGTACCGCCGCGGCTGCTGCCGCTACTGCTACGGCGAGCAGCACCGCTACCAGCGCACCGCCGGCGAGATCGAGCGCGATCGGGAGGCGTGGCTGATCGAGGACGCCAAGCGCGCACGGCGCAACGCGGAGCGCCCGCCGTTCGATCCGAAAGGCGGCCCGGGCTGGAACCCGAACCGGCCGGCGGTGCCCGAGTGCCCCGAGTGCTTCGGCGACGGCCAGGGGCGCGTGGTGGTGCAGGACACCCGGCACCTGGCGCCCGACGTGCTGCGGCTGTATGCCGGGGTGAAGGAAACCAAAGACGGCCTGCAGGTGCTGATGGCCAGCCAGGAGCGGGCGCGCGAGCTGATCGGGCAGCACCTGGGGATGCTGAAGGCCCGGGTTGCCGGTGATGGGGAGGGCGGGGCGATCCCGGTGGAGCATCGGGTGGCGCCCGACCTGTCCAAGCTTTCCCGAGAGACGCTGCGGGCGCTGAAGGCGGCCTATGGCCTCGGTGGCAATCCCGACGCTGGTTGATCTGGATCGGGAGCTGTGTCGACGGTCGCTGGCCGACTTCGTTCGAGAGGCGTGGCACGTCGTAGAGCCCGGCACGCCCTACGTGCACGGCTGGCACGTCGACGCGATCGCTGAACACCTCGAGGCGGTCACGGCGGGCCAGATTACCCGCCTGCTGATCAACGTCCCGCCGGGGTGCATGAAGTCCTTGCTCACGGCCGTTTTCTGGCCGGCCTGGGAGTGGGGCCCGCGCGTCCTGCCATCGATTCGGTTCATCGGAGCCAGCCACGAGGAAGGGCTGGCGACCCGCGACAACATGAAGATGCGCCGTCTGGTGACCAGCGACTGGTATCAGGCCCGCTGGCCGTTGCCGCTCACCAGCGACCAGAACGCGAAGACCTACTTCGAGAACGCCAAACTCGGATGGCGGCAATCCTGCCCGGTTCGCTCGATGACCGGCCGACGGGGAGACCGCGTGCTGTGGGATGACCCGCACTCGGTCGAGGATGCGCACAGCGACGCGAAACTGAAGGAGGCGATCCGGATATTCCGAGAGACGCTGCCCACGCGGGTGAACGACGCCAAGCGATCGGCGATCGTGGTCATCATGCAGCGGCTGAACGAAGACGACGTCTCCGGCGAGATCCTGGCGAACGATTTCGGCTACGTGCACCTGTGCCTGCCGATGGAGTTCGAGCCGGATCGGCGCTGCAGCACATCGATCGGCTTCACCGACCCACGAACTGAGCCGGGTGAACTGCTGTTTCCGGAGAGGTTCCCTCGTGAGGTGGTCGACCGAGACAAGGTCATCATGGGCGCGTATGCGACCGCCGGGCAGTTGCAGCAGCGCCCATCGCCGCTGGGGGGCGGAATCCTGAAGGGCGAGTGGTTCGGGCGCTATGCGGCCGTGCCGGCGCTGCTGTTTCGCAAGATCTTCGGCGACACGGCCCAGAAGACGGCCGAGCACAACGACTATTCCGTGTTCCAGTGCTGGGGCAAGGGCGTGGACGGCCGGGCCTATCTGCTCGATCAGATCCGGGGTCGCTGGGAGGCGCCGGAGTTGAAGCGTCGGGCGATCGACTTCTGGGCCAAGCACCAGGCCGCCGAACTCGAGGACGAGCATGTGCCGCCGCTGCGGCAGATGGTCATCGAGGACAAGGCCAGCGGCACGGGGCTGGTCCAGGAGATCCGGAAGGACGGCGGCATCCCGATCAAGGGGCAGGAGCGTGACCGGGACAAGCTCACGCGGGTGATGGACGTCGCGCCGCAGATCGAGGCCGGAAACGCTCTCATCCCTGAATCCGCGCCCTGGGTGTCCGAGTTCGTGGGCGAGTGCGAGGCATTCACACCCGACGACACCCACGCGCACGACGACCAGGTCGACGTGCTGGCAATGGCCGTCGCCGACCTCCTGGGTCGGTCCAGCATCTACGACAGGCTCTGACCGCTGCGGTCGAGCCGTGAGGCTCACGCATGGCGAAACGGGCGGTCAAGACAGCAGGGGCGGCGCTGGCGGCCACGCGCCGGCCGGTCGTTGTCGACGGCCTGGAGAACGTGGTCGCGGGCCTGGGCACCGACCGCGACAAGGCGTCGTACACGCACTACGGCCTGCCGAAGACCCTGGACCGGCAGTCGCTGGAGAACCTGTATCGCGGCTCCTGGCTGGCCAAGCGGATCATCAACAGCGTGGCCGACGACATGACGCGCGCCTGGCGCACGCCGCAATTCGACGACGAGACGGGCGGCACGCAGTTCGCCATCGAGTCGACCGAGAAGCGCCTGGGGGTGAAGGCCAAGATCAACGAGGCGATCCGCTGGGGGCGGCTCTACGGCGGGGCGCTCGTGATCATCGGCACCAACGATGGCCCGCTGGACACCCCGCTGGACGTCGATCGCCTGGGCCGCGACTGTCTGCGCTACCTGCACGTTGTCGATCGCTGGCGCGTCTCGCATGACGGGCGCATCGACATGGACCTCGGGAGCCCGAACTTCGGCCTGCCGATCGAGTACATCCTGGCCGAGTCGAGCGTGCGGGTGCACCACAGCCGGGTGCTGCGGTTCAACGGCCAGAAACTGCCGTACTTCGCCTGGCGCGCGAATGCGATGTGGGACGACAGCGAACTGCAGCACGTGCTGGACAGCGTCCTGGACTGCGACGCCACGCGCCGCGGGATCGCGACGATGGTGTTCGAGGCCAACGTCGACGTGATCAAGTCGCCGGCCATCACCGATCTGCTGTCGACCAAGAGCGGCGAGGCGAAGGTGATCAAGCGGTTCCAGGTCGCCGCGATGATGAAGTCGTTCAACCGGACGCTGGTGCTCGACGGCGAGGAAGAGTACGAGAAGAAGTCGAACAGCTTCGCGAACCTGCACGACATCCTCGGGAAATTCATGGTCGACGTATGCGGCGCGGCGGACATTCCAATGACGCGGCTTTTCGGTCTCTCCGCGGGCGGCCTGAACGCCACCGGCGACAACGAGATCCGCAACTACTACGACATGATCGCCGCCAAGCAGGAGGCGGACCTGCGGCCGCAACTCGAGCGCCTGGACCAGGTGCTGGTGCGTTCCGCGCTGGGGAACTACCCCGAGGAATACGCGTTCGAGTTCGAGTCGCTGTGGCAGCAGTCGGACTCCGAGGTCGCGGCCACGCAGTACGCGCGGGCGCAGCGTGACCAGATCTACCTCAACGCGGGCGTGGTGGGGCCGGAGACGGTGGCGCGCGACCTGAAAGAGACGCACACCTACCAGAACCTCACCGAGACCGAGATCGCTGCGGCCAAGAACGGCGACTACAAGCCCGAGCCGGACGGCGACGAGGGTGGTGCGCCGGCCCGCCGACCGAAGACGACCAAGCAGGCCGCGAGACCATGAGCTATGACGCCCAACAGCCGACCTCGATCTCGGTCGAGGCCGTGGTGATCCGTGCCGACGGGCGCCGCGAAGACCTTGGCGTGGTCGCCTACCACCACCGCAACCCGTTGCGCGTCTGGGCCTGGCGGCTCGGGCGCTGGATGCGGGGTCTGAAGGCGGGAGTGATCCGCGTGAAAAAGGAAGCCCAACGATGAACCCGGAAGAAGTCGCCGCCGCCGCCGCGGCCGCCGCCGAGCGCTACGAGTCGGATACCGCATTCCTGCGTTCCGCCGGCGCCGCCTTGGAAGCGGAGAGCCGCCAGCGGCGGGAGTCCAATCAGCCGCCGATGACGCCCGCCGATGCGGCCGCCATCGTGGCGGCGCTGTAATCAGGTGGGAGGGCGACGATAAGAGACTTTGGTCTTGCCATCCCTGAATGGTTTCGTCAGGGCTAGATCAACAGACCAGCCACGGCGAATACGGTGAGCGAGTCCGACATAAGGCAACCCGAGGATTTCGCTCCACTCCGAAAGAGTGCGCGTCTTCCCTTGGAAGGTCAGTCGGACGTTGCGTCGAGTGTTGTTTGCCTGAACTCGTTTGATGGCCCACCGGCAGTTGCCCGGTCGGTACCCTTCGTTATTGTCGATCCGGTCAATGGAATGATTCCTGCTGGGCGGCAGTCCCATGTCAGCGAGAAAGATTTCAAACGAAGCGCGCCACTCCGAGCAGATGGAAATTCCGCGACCGCCGTATCTTGGGAAATCCTCGCAATTGACATCTTCGCAGCGCGCAATCATCGAACACCAGGTTCGATAGACGGGCGCGCCGCGCGACAGTCCATGCGTTCGCGATCGGTTGCTAGTCGCTTCTCTGTGAAGGCAGCCGCAACTTTTCGTGTTGCCCTTGGTGAGTGCTGATGACGAAGCGAACGCCTCGCTTCCGCAGTCACATTTGCAACGCCACTTCGGGTGCTTGCCACCAGGGACGAATTCGATTGCGGTCAAACGACCGAACCGTTGATTCTTGATGTTCACAAGTTTCGGCATGATGTTCCGAATTATATGACGTATACAGAGGAAAGCGTATGTCATTTTCCACGGCCACGGTAGTCACCAACGGCGGCAAAGCGATCGCCGCCAAGCGGCACATCGGCTCCACGCCGAGCCAGGCCGAGCCGCTGTACATCGGCATGGGCGTTGGCGCCACCGGCGCGGCGCGCACCGCGGCGGCGGCGGACACGGCGTTGTCCAGTGCCGTGGAGTCGCGCGTGGCCGGAACGTCGAGCAACGTCACCGTCACGAACACGAACGATGCGTACCAGGTGATCGGCACCATCACGGCAACCGCGACGCGAGCCGTGGACGAGGCCGGAACGTTCGATGCGTCGACCTCGGGGAACATGGACATCAGCGCGACGTTCGCGGTCGTGAACCTGGCCAGCGGCGATTCAATCCAGTTCACGTTCAAGAAGCAGTTCACCTGACCCGCCTGCTGCCGAGTGGCAAGCTTCACCTATCGTTCCGCGGTACAAGTCGACGACAGCAGCGGGTCGTCAGCGACCGCGAACGCGACGCTGCCGTCGGGCACGACATCCGGCGATGGCCAGA